CGAAGCGACCTCGGACGCGGCCGGCAAAGAACTGGTTGACCTGTACGAAATAGCAATCAACGGTTAATGGAAAAAAGGCTGTCCATTTCAGGGGTTTTCCCCGTCGGGTGCCCGCTTCAACAATTCGAACTACAACTACTCGAATGCGAATGCAGGTCACGCGGCTCGCAATTGTTTCCTAATAAAATGGAGGCCATGCCACTTGGCAAAAGATGACAAAAAATGAAAGGTGCCGGTAGGGAAACCGAACGCTCCTGAAAAAAAGCAAAGGAAATAATGAAACGGATCGGTAATTTATATGACAAAGTTTGCAGGCTTGACAACCTTAACCTCGCTTACGACAAGGCGAGGAAGGGTAAGGCAAGGCAGTACGGCGTCAGGCTCTTTGAAAAGGATATAGAGGGCAATTTGCATCAACTATATAACGAACTTGTTAATGAGGCCTACCGGACATCGGAATACAAAGTATTTACGATACACGATCCGAAAGAACGCGAGATATCCAGTTTGCCATTCCGGGACAGGATCGTCCATCATGCTATCATGAATGTGATGGAACCAATATGGACCAGTGTTTTCATCCGGCAAACATATTCCTGCATCAAAGGCCGCGGCATCCATGACGTTTTAAACCATTTGAAACGGGATTTAAAGGACGTAGAAAATACCCGGTACTGCTTGAAGATCGATATACGGAAGTTTTATCCGTCGATCGATCATGACATCCTGAAACAGATTATCCGGAAAAAGATAAAAGACATCCGGTTGCTGAACCTGCTTGATGAAATAATCGACAGTGCCCCCGGTGTTCCTATCGGCAATTATCTCTCCCAGTTTTTCGCTAATCTGTATCTGTCGTATTTCGATCACTGGCTAAAGGAAGATCATAAAGTAAAATATTACTACCGGTATGCGGATGACATGGTGATCCTGTCGGGAAACAAGCCTTACCTGCATGGGTTGCTCGTCGAAATCAACCATTATCTGGCAACCCGGTTGAACCTGCAATTAAAGGGCAATTACCAGGTCTTTCCGGTCATGTCACGTGGCATTGACTTTGTCGGATACAAGTTATATCATACGCACATCCTGATGCGTAAATCGATTAAAAAACGCCTCTGCCGGAAAGCGGCAAAACTGAACAAGAAAGATTTAACGGAAAAAGAATACAGGGTGCGGATCGCTCCCTGGCTCGGATGGGCAAGGCATTGCAATTCGTGTCACCTGCTTAAAACAGTTATTGGAAATGAAAAGGTTTTCGGATTTTAATATCAACTCACTTGAGGACAGGCGTGTTTTTGCGGTTCCCGTGATATCGATTGGAGAACTGATAAACTGCGAAATAGAGATACTGGATTATGAGCCGAACGTGAAAACTGTTCATGGAAATGGGCGGTATATCGTGAAGATCAAGCATGAAGGCATCGAACGGAAATTCTTTACCAACGCCGCCCCTATTAAAGGGGCGCTGGATCAGATTTCCAAGGACGGTTTCCCGTTTTTAACTACAATTAAACAGCAACGCTTCGGTAGCGGAAGCGGTAAGACATTTTATTTCACCTGATTTTTTAAATTTAAATTATGAACGAATTAGCAGGTTTTGCCCTCGTTTTCGGGATATTGGCAGTAATAATCACGCTTTGCCTGGTGGTAGCCATCATGGAAGCGAAAAACTCAAAGAAATGATTGTAGAATTTTCGAAGATAGTCGGTGTTCCCGTGGATGATATTCTGGGTAGGAGCCGGAAAAGACATATAGTCGACGCAAGGCACCTTTATTGGAAGTTGCTTCGCGAAAAAAGCGGATTGTCCTTCCCGCGTATAGCAATGTTGAACGAAAGAACATCGTGTACGGTTTTGCACGGTGTTGATAAGACAAACGGACTGCTCGC